CGCCTACTACCTCTTGGGGGGTACAGGATGCACTTTAGCTGTAGGAGGGGCTGATGCATGCTCTCCTAAATGGCTACCCACCCCTTATTGCTGGTCGTGTGCAGGTGGGCAGGGAGAGCCCCCAATTTCAGAAGGATTTATAGAGACGAACTTTCCCAACTGGCCTACAGTGTCGGGCGGAGCAAACGCTGTAGGGGATGTAGTCGCAGCTACACAACCTGTTCCCATAGCCGAAACTAGACCCGAAGACGAGTTCGTCAAACCGAACGAGCATGGTGTGACTCTTCACTATACGGGCTATATAACAGTGCGTATGTCATCTATCGGGGACTGCCGCAGAAAAGTGGCGTCGAAGATACTCAATGCTACTGTAACCAACCAAAAACCTCATAAATGGGATGTGGCAGCTAAGCTGGGACAGGCAGGAGAAAAGATCGTGGTGAATGAGCTACTAGAAAATAACCTGACTCTAGAGCATGTTTTGGATGAGCAGATCAAGGTGGCTCTTTCTTATCCGGAGGTGGTATTCGTAGGCCATCCTGATGGAGACGTGCTCCAGCTAGATGGTAAGAGCTACGACAACCTCGAAATAAAGTGCCCTGGAGACTCTGCAGCCACTTCCCTGATGTCTTCACTAGCACAGGACACACTCAAGGCCACTCACCCCCAATACTGGAGTCAGTCTCAAGCCTACATGGCAGCAAAGGGGCAGGACGCAACTCTATTCGTGGTAATGAACCGTAACAGCGGAGAGATGAGAGCTTTTTTTGTAGAGGCTGTTACTGGATGGGCCGAGTCAACCAGAAAACACTGGGCTGAGGTTGCTCCAACTATATTAGCTGGGGAGCTTCCTGCTCCAGACTATAGCGGTACCGAGTTCATGTGCATAGTCTGCGAGTTCAAGGCTAGCTGCCCCGCATTTCAAGCAACCCACAAAAAATAAAGGGAGTATATAGGGGACTAATATGAGCAGCATCATATTTACGATACCAGGGAAACCTGCTGGTAAAGCCAGACCTCGTTTCGTTAAGAAAACCGGAATTGCATTCTCTCCCGATCCTGGCAATTTCCAGGCACGGGTACAGCTCTTCGCTTCGGAGGCTGGATGTAGACCTCAAGAGGGAGCTGTGAGGCTGCGTATTCAAATACACAGACGGATGCCTAAATCATGGTCTAAGAGAAAGAGCGCGCTAGCTAAGGGCCAACCAGCGATGGGGAAGCCGGATACAGGCAACATCCTGCTCGCGATATGTGACGGCCTTCAGGGGGCGGCTTATCATGACGACCTTCAAGTGACCTCGTTCTCAGTTCACAGGCTTTGGGACGATGAGGATAAGACCGTGATAAGAGTATCACCAGATACCCAACCCAATTCAATTTAGTAAGTGGAGGAAACCCAACATGAACCGACTACTTAATGTATTTATATTTATACTCAAAAATCAGGCCGCACGAGAGTTTTTAGTTGAACTGATTCAACATGCTCAAGACGACACCCTATCCCCTACAAAAAAGCGGAGTCTAACACGCAAACTTTGGAAGACTCTTTAATGGGCGACATCACGACTATCGCAGAACAGCCAAAACTCCTACACGTACTTGAGAACCTAAAGGACTGCACTAGGTGTGGGCTCAGTAAAACGTGTAAAGCTCCTGTACCTGGAGAGGGTAATCATACTGCTGACATCATGCTAGTTGGAGAGGCTCCTGGACAGTATGAAGATGTAACTGGCCAGCCTTTTGTTGGGGCAGCAGGGGAGCTACTTGACCGGCTCCTTGAGTGGATCGGACTATCCCGCGATGAGGTTTACATAACTAATATGGTCAAGTGTAGGCCACCTGGTAACCGCGATCCTGCAAACGACGAGATAGCAACATGTGCTCCTAAGTGGCTGGTGGCGGAAATTTTAGCTGTAAGGCCCAAGGTGGTAGTTACGTTGGGCCTTACGGCTACTAGATTCTTTACACACGTAAAAAAGCTAGCTGATGTGGCCCGCATTCCTTTCCATAGTAGCGTAGACGGTCCTGACGGTGAGTGGGGCTTCACCGTATTTCCAACCTACCATCCAGCAGTAGGTATGCATAATCCAAAAATGGCAAATGACGTCTGGCTTGGATTTCGTGCATTGAAGAAATTCTTGGACTTTGGACACACAGTCGATTTGGTTGGCAAGCCTGACTATTGGTCATTTTGTCTTCTTGATCACCAGATCAAAACCCCGCTTACCGAAGGCCATATTGGAATGGATACGGAGAATACTCCAGATGGCAAAATCTACTGTGTAACTATGTCCAGTATGGAAGGACAGGGTATTGCTTTTTATCCATACTGCTCGGAGGAGAGAGAGACTCTACTGGCGATTCAGGACTTCCTTAAATACAACACCCCCATATTCCACAATGCTCTTCATGATCTCATGATGCTCAAGCAGCTTGGAATAGAGGTACCTCAGTTCGAGGACACCATGGTGATGGCCTATGTGCTCCAGGAACCCTCCCTCAGCCTCAAATCCCTGGCCAGAGAGCGACTAGGCATGGAGATGCAGGACTTTGAAGATGTAGCTCCCGCTAAGGACATATCTTTGGCCGATGAGGGGGGTATGGAGTATGCATGCCGAGATGCTGATGCAACCAGGAGACTCTACTTCAATCTGAAGCAAGAGCTTGAAGACAAGGGTCTATGGGAAGTTTACGAGACTGACCGAGACTGCCTACACCTGGCACTTCAGATGATGAGCAATGGGGTGTTGATCGATAAAGAGCACTTCGCCAAGCTTGAGACGAATCTGACTGCAAAGATGGATGATGCGCTGTATGAGTGCCATGCAACTGCGGGCTTTAAGTTCAATCCAGCATCGACTCAGCAGACGTCTCATGCGCTCTTTGAGAGGCTCAACCTTCCACAAGGCAAGAAGACCAAGACCGGTTACTCTACCGCCAAGAGTGTGTTGGATAAGCTGGAGGATAAGTATCCTGTAGTGCGTCATATCATAGAGTTCCGTAGACTCAAGAAGCTCTTATCCACATACATAATTCCGCTTCCTAAGATGGCCGGACCCGATGGGCGCATTCATGGAGTAATTAAGCCAACATCAACAGAGACTGGTCGTTGGTCGGCAGAGAACCCAAACCTCCAAAACCAGCCGGTAAGGGATGAGGAGGGGCGCGAGGTTCGCAACGGGTTCGTAGCATCTCCAGGGTACTCCTGGGTATCTATAGACATGAGCATGATTGAGTTACGAACCCTTGCCCATACCAGCCGGTGTCCTGGGTTAATCCGTCCGTTTCTTACCAAAGGGACAGATGTTCATGCCCAGACCGCCTCTGAGATACAGGAGGTGCCACTATCCGAAGTATCTGAGAGCCAGCGTCGGGATGCAAAGACCGCCAACTTTGCAATTCCATACAAAGTCAGCCCTACTGGCCTACTCGTACAGGTTAACTCGTCTATATCGAGTGAGAACAAGAAGCGTCCATCAGACCAGCAGGAGTCTTTACGCTCTTTGGAGTGGGCAGAGTCATTTATAGATACATGGTTCGGACGACGGCCAGGGGTGCGTACATATATGAAAAGGGTAGAAGAGGATGCCAGGAAGCGTGGGTACGTGAAGTCCTTATCTGGTAGACGGCGCTGGGTCTTTGATATCTACTCGCCTAAAGAGGCAATCAAGAGCGCAGCGGTCAGAAAAATAGTGAACATGCCGATACAGGAGCTTGCATCCTGGATTATTAAGAAGGTCATGGCTCACCCAGACATAGTAGACTCAAAGTACGATGTGCGGGCTTTACTGCAGATTCACGACTCGCTGGAGTTCGAGGTCAGGAAGGGGCAGGAGTATGACTTCGTTAAGACGGTTGTACATGTAATGCAGACTGCTTACCCCCTGATAGTTCCCATAGAGGCAGAGTCTAAGATGGGGGACCGTTGGGGGAGCTTAAAGGTGATGGAGATGTGACCAACTACAAGTTTGGTGATCACGAGAGTGGTGACTAAAGTATCGGACGAGGAGTGGGAGAGGGAGGGAGGAGTGCCGTGCAACGGCTGCAG